AATATGTTCCTGTCAAACCTAAAAATGAGGCCTCCGTGTTCTTTGAAGTGAAGACTGACATGGGGATGCACTATATTTCTAAGGATGAACTTGTCTAAATAAGTTCCATGTTATTAAGAATAGTTGAAACAGACACACAAAAAGTGATATGTGACGGCTTTACTTCTTATAATGATGCGTGGATGACGATAGAACAGTTACCACTAAAACCTAAACTGGAGATAGAAGAGTATAAAATTCCAGTTACAGGTTTAGGTCGTGATCCAGACTTGCATTAAACCATATAAATAATCTTACAAACTTGTGAGATTTGTATGGCAAAAGTAAGTAATTTTATGGGCCGAGATGGCTTTCATTGGTTCGTTGGGGTTGTAGAAGACCGTAACGATCCCTCTGCGTTGGGCAGAGTTCGTGTTCGTTGTCTTGGATACCATACTGCTGACTTAACAGATTTGCCTACAACCGACTTGCCCTGGGCCCATGTCATGCATCCTGTGACTGATCCTTGTATGCATGGCATGGGAAATACCCCTTCTTTTCTTGTAGAGGGAAGTTATGTTGTTGGTTTCTTTCGTGATCCAGAGAAACAACAACTTGTTATTATGGGTACACTACCTGGCGTTCCCGAAGAAGAAGCAGACCCATCTAAAGGATTTAATGATCCAAGAGGAGCAAATTCAGTACAAGATCATTACAAGGGTGATCCTGTCTATGGGCCATATCCAGTAGACGGTGAAGACTATGCAATGGTATCTGGTCATGAAGTTGGAGAGTCAGATACAAACAGACTTGCTCAAGGAGAAACATCTGAAGAGCATGAGTCTCTAATTGCTCGTAGAGCTCGTAGAGTAACAAGTATTCCTATCGCAACACAACCTTTTCTCAAGGCTGTTTCAGATGAAGCAGTTCAAGAGACAAGAGGCACTTTTGATGAACTACATCCAAAGGGGATAGAGAAAGATTCACAACCATACACCTCGGCTGCATATCCATACAATCATGTCTTTGAGTCTGAGTCTGGTCACATACGAGAGATAGATGACAGTCCAGGCGCAGAAAGACTATTCACACAACACAAGTCTGGCACGTTTGAAGAAATACATCCAGACGGTTCAAAGGTGGTCAAGGTTATTGGTGACAACTATGAGATCATTGCTGGTTCTTCAAATGTGTTGATACAAGGAAATGTAAACCTTACAACCGTAGGAACTGTACGAGAGCTTATCAAAGGTGACTACCATTTAGAGGTAGAGGGAAACTACACACAGAAGATACATAAGAATCTACGAACAAGGGTTGGAGCTGGAAGTTCTGGAGGCAACCTTGAAGAAGAGATCAACGGTAATCACGGTTTCTTCATCAAGGGATTTGTGAGGGGTAATGTCGGGCCTCTTGAAGGTCAGGCAGCTCCAGGCGAGGGTGATGTTGATATCAACATAGTTGGAAACGAGACACATATTGTTGGTAAGAACATAACACTTCATTCAGAATCTGATACTCTATTCAGTAGTGGGAATGACATGATGCTAACTACCAAGTCTAATATGAACGCAGTAACAACCTCTGGTATCATGTCAATCAAGTCTGGTAGTAATATTGATATACGAGCTGCAACAAACACCACGATCAATCCAGAGGCAAATATGATCGTGACAGTTGGTGGAACTTATACAGGAACTATAGCAGGAACTTACACTGAGACTATCTCTGGTGTTTCTGGAATCAAGTACAATGCAGCTGCAACATTCCACTACGTTGATGACTTCAAAGAGAAAATTGATGACGATCACTTTATTGATAAAGAGGGTGGTAAAGTTGATCATACTCATCCAGTGACCCCAGCAAGAACTTCTGGAACAGACCCAGTGGAGGCATTATAAATGGATTTAATATCGTCTAATCTACAAGCAACAAATACGAAGTTCAATAGTATACTCTCTGGTTTAGAGAGTACGAAGGCTGATGCACTAGCAAATCTAGAGACTGCTGCTTCTACAGCAACGTCTGCAATATCAAGTCAACTAGAGAGTGTTACTGGCGACTTACGATCACTTGTTCCCGAAGGGTTTAGTGTTCCTAACGTAAACCTTCAAGGTCAGTTACAGAGTTTGAGTGGACTAGTTGACCCTCTACAATCTGCAAATCTGCTTGCAAGTATAACAGCAGACTTTGGTGATGCTCTGTCTGCATCTGGTTTTAGTTTAGATACATTAGTATCTGATGCAGCAAGTGCTTTTGGTTTAGGCGATAGTTTGTCTGGAACCATACCAAACTTTGAGTTATCTCCACTTGGAGATGTTATACAAAAAGCAAATGCTGTTAAAATGGCATCTATTGATCCAGTGGTTGAAGAGGCTTCAACATTCACTGAAAATTCAGACTTTGCTGCTGCAAAGACTGCTGCAACAAATGCGGTTATTACTACCTCCAAAACTTTACCAACAGCAGATGCAGGGGTGTTAAGGGTTTCAGAAAAATCTAAGAAGGTTACTCAAGTACAAAATGGTGTTGCAATAACTAAAGAAGTCACAACAGCAAGTCAGGCGGTTGAGACTACGGTAACTGGTGGTACATCAACAACAACTAGAGCGGAGACAGTATCCAGAAAGAATATAAGTGATAAAGGATTTGCTCATCAAACAGGATACGCTCGGGAAAAATTTACTTACGATGATCTAACTTCTTCTGGTTCTGGTGTATCTGTCGTTTTATCTAAACAGCCCGTTAAGATTATTGTTGTATCAGGATTTACTCAAGAGAAAGAACAAATTGGTGTTTATCCATCTGGTAATCCCGTTCTCAGGTCTAAATTTAGGATTGTTCCCGAAGGAGCTCCCACAGTATATAGGGGGAAATATAGATATAACTATGATACTTGGTCTTTGGATGGAACAGAACTTAATATAGAAGAAAAATATAGAGAGTATAATAGAGAGACAAGGAAGGGAAAAAAGACTCACACGATAGTAGTTTCTTACAGATATAATAAAACTTATGATCCAATATATGCAAAGTTAGAAGAAGCATGATTATCATAAGAAAAAAAATTTTGGTCACGTTGGATGTATATTACTGGATGCCTGATTATCAGAACATACTACAACGGTTTGTATGGCAGACGATGGATACGAAACCTAAATATCCTAGAGTGCATAAATTTTTAGACCATTGGCACAACAACATAGATGCAATAGTGAATGAGATACGCATAAGTGAAAGTGAAAGGATTTAATAATGGCAAGAAAGAAGGGTGGAAAGAGTAGTGGACTTGTTTCTAAAGGGGAACGTCCGAATGTTCGTAAAGATACACGTAAAGCTATAAGAAGAGGTGTTTCAAACTTAGAGACAATGTTGAACAAGTATAAAGCATTTAAAAAGGGTAAGAATGTTATGTTGACAATTCCAAACCCTAACGCAAAGGCAGAACCAGCAAAACCTTTTATTCGAGTGAGTGCCAAAGAGGTTTGGCCTGATCCGAATAAGTCATATATCATGAAGACGTAATCTTTCCTTATAAATAAAGGAACAGGAGTTTAACATGGCCAACGTCACTACATACTCTGCCTTTACAGATGCACAGTCTCAAAATGATATATCTAGAAATGTGCGTCAACATAGAGACTTGGATTTATTTTTCTCTAGGAAGCAGGGGTCTGGTGATGTTAATAGAATAACAGATGTGGAGGCAGTAAAGAGGTCTGTTCGTAATCTGATTCTCACCAACTTTTATGAAAAACCTTTTCATCCAGAGATTGGCTCTGGTGTGAGGGATATGCTTTTTGAGAATATGTCTCCTGTGACCGCTGTGGTGTTGGCCAGAAAAGTAGAGGATGTAATAGAGAACTTTGAACCAAGAGCAAGATTAGTTGGTGTTCGTGCTTTACCTAACCTAGATCGTAATGAATATGAAATAACTATAGAGTTTTTTGTTGTGAACGCACCTACAGAACTTGTAGACATGACGGTATTTCTAGAGGTATTACGATAATGGCAATCAATGACAGAAGATTAGAAGTTACAGAATTTGATTTTGATGAGGTA